CCATGCTTGCTTCTGCCGTTACAACGTCACCAGTTTGATCAATGTTATCTAGTGTTGCAAAACCTGATACTGTGCGCTTTTCACGGTTGACTTTAGTGAAAGGGACGGACAAAACGATGTCGTCGCCATTTGAAGACCAATGTGATTTTTCAATATTCATATGCTTTATTTTATACGTGTATACGTCAAAAGGCAAATAACTGGTTGAGTAATAATTATTCTGTTACTCTTCCATCTCCCTGAGCTTGTCTACCTTCTCCAGAAATATCAGGTGAATTAGCAGATCTTTCTTGAGTTCTTCTTCTTGAATTCATTGCCTGAGCAGTTTGTTCTGCAGCCTGCTGTGGCTTTAATTCAACAATAGTGTCGCCTCCGTCAATTGGAACCATGCCCTTACGAATACGAACCTCATTAGGAGTAATTACCTGCATACGCAAATATCTTTCATCAATCTTAGACTGAGTATCCTCATCTGTAAGAGTAAGCTGTGTAAATTTAAGTCTTAAAGCATCTGTCATTTCTTCAACTAATTTATTTAGTTTCTTCTCTAAAATATCTTGAGCTGGTCCACAGACCTGCTCTCTAAATGTTTTGTCTGCATCACGTGCTGATGCTAGACTTACGCCTTCTGGAACTCCAATTTTATTAATTGGAACTCTGTGAGCCAATAAAATTTCATCACGGTTCATCTTGCGATATGTATTAAATGATGACTCTTGAGCATTTGCCTCTACAGGCTCCATCTTAAATTCAACCTTTGAGTCTGGGCTATCTGCTGGAAGTGGAACATAAAGTGATCTATGATTCTTTCCCTTTAATCCAACCTGGAAAAATTCAAGCAATTTACGTTCTGACTCTGCTGAAAGCTTTGCGCCTTTAACTGTAATGATATATCTTGGTACCGCCTTGTTTTCAAAGTAATCCAAGTTATACTTTCCAGCAAATTCATTTCCAGCCATTGCATTTTGTGCAGCAATGATATCTGGGATTCCATAATAGTTATTCATAGGGGTATACTTCTTAAAATGAATAATTTCGTTTGGACGGTCTTCCCCGCCCGAAATAGGATTAGGAGTTTCTTGATCTCCGAAGTTACGAAAGAATACAGCCTTGCCATATAGCAATTGAATAAACCCATCACGCAGACGACGCACACGCATTGTCTTAGAAGGTATATGCCCAATGTAGCCAATCTTTCCAGCAGAGGTTCTTCCGATTTCCAAGAAACCATTTCCTGTTGCCTCTACATCTGTATAAAACTTAATTAATGTCTCTTTAAATGTTTCTTCATCATTACACTCTTCTAGCCAATCATGCAGATCCTGACGAATTCTATTTAGCTTTTTACGAGCTCTATCTAATTGCTTGTCATCAGTAATATCATCAATGGCCTCATTTGTTTTTCTTGTTTCAACAAAGTCAAATCCAAGACCTACAATATTAGAAACCTTTGCGTTAATTGCTGCATAGTTATATGGAGAAATTTCATAAATACGTGCAAGATACTCTAGGTTGTATACTGGCTGAACAAGGTCAAACATTGCATAACCAGTAATTGCTTGCTGTAATAAATTCTGCTGTGTAGCAGTTCCATCAATACCAGTAAATGACTTTTGGATATCTCTGCTTACTTTACGACGAAATGATGTTCCTAATCCACGAAGCTTTAATAGCTCTTCTCCCGCCGCCTTGAACTCATCAGAGTCCTCTGTTATTGGAGTAGTACTACGCATGAACATATCTCCGATATTGCTAACAGAAATACCTTTATCAATGTTGTCATCTTCTGTAATCATTTTAATCTCCCAAGCTTTTTCATTTCGTCTTTATAGCTACCAATATCTAGTGGGTCTGGAACTAGGCCCCATTTTAATCTTTGATTCTGATACTCAAACTCTTCATCATCAATTTTGCGTCTTGCTGACAAGAATAATGGCTGTCCTTCTGAAATTCCAAATCCACGAACAGCTTCTGCCAAAGCAGTGATCCTTGATGCGTTACCCTTTTTAGAAGTAACCGAAAGATAATTGCCATCATCATCGCCAATCCATCGGCCATCTGGCATTTCCCAAACATATATGCCAAGGGTGGATTCTTCGTCTAAAACCTGTGTATTAATTCTATTGATGTCCATAGAGTTTTATTTTACCACTTCTTATAGCCTAAGTCCAGCTTTTTGTCATACCAGTGGACAAAATTATGATGTTTGGAACAAGACCCAGTCATTATCGTAGTAATTTGCAGAGTTTTCTGCAATGCTAATAGACGGAGTGTTATCGTCTTGAACTATTGTGTAATTCTTGTAGACATACATATTGTAATGACCTATTGCATCTAATAGACTAAACTGAGAGGGATATATAGATATATTTTGATAAATTGAGGGAGCCCCGCCATTCGAAGAGTGGTTAAATTTGATAACCCCTGATACTGCATTTGAAAATACAATAATTACATGATGCAATTGACCAGCCTTAAACACATTAGACACACTAGTCTGGCTAGTCTTATTTACTCCATTTACATATATGGCTGATATGTTTGTCTTAGAAACAGTCCCAGAATTCCAGGAATAATTTGCAGCAGAGTAATTTCCTGAAGAAGCAATGGATATTAAGCCGCTATTGTCTATGACTGAAGGGGTATAGAAAAACTCAAGCGTATTTAAACCAAGCGTAGTGTTTATATTAAATCCAGAGTCCTCTGCTGCTTTGATTCCATTTCTGCCATCTCTAAATAAAACTGATCTATATCTTTCACCCAAAGATAGGTCATAGAATAAGACTCCAGAAACTCCTTCTAAAGTAGACATATAACTTGAGCTATTTGTAAAGTAAACCTTTTGATTGTTATAAAACTTAATAATCAAGTCATAAATTTTTGGAATAAACTTGCTAGCATCTGTAGTATCTAAAACCACCCTAATATATAAATGCTTTGTAGTGCTAAATGAAGCAAGTCGGTACTGTGGTATAACCCCTCCATTTTCACACTCTGTATAAATGGTTCCATCTATTGATGTCAATACAGTTACTCCTGATGTAGCATTCCATTCAATCTTAGAAGAATCCATGCTTGCTGATACAGGAAGAGTAATGTAGTCATTCAATGTAATTGTTTTACCAACCGAACTGTCTGTTTTTAAAATAGATATAGAATTTTCTGATTGATTATAGTAAAGATCGGAAGTTGTGAAGTAATCCCATGGCTTGTTTCCAGGATATGAATATCTAAACTCTATTGGAGATGTAGTATCAAATGCTTTAAATATCTCTCCATTATCAGGTATGACAATCTCAATTGGATCTACTCCTATTGCGTTATTAGAATGATTGCTTATCTTATCTGAACCAATTGCATATCTATATACTGCTGTACTATTTATTAGAAAGTAATCTGATGAATTTGAAGTTGGACCAGATTGTAAAGAAAGGTTGGTGTTTGTAAAAGAAAAACCTGTTAATGTTTTAGATGTTACCAATGCTCCGTCTACATAGATCATCATTGAGCTTCCAGAATAAATTCCAACTACATGAAAAACTTTATCAATATTTGTAAGTGTATGTGACAATGATTCTGTATCTAGTTTAAACAAAATATTGCCTTTTTCATAAAACAATCCAATATTATTTGCAGGATCTGCAACTATTGGAACCTGAGATGTTGAAGAAATTTTAGGGTAAAACCAAGATTCAATTGAGAAGTCTGCGTCTGACGAATCAAGTATTGCAAAATTTGCAGCATTAGATGTTCCAGTATAATCTTTATTAATAAAATAATTCACTTGAATTGAATTAGTAATTTTTGTTGACATTGAATTTCCTGGAACAATTGGTAATATGTTAGTTTCGGGTGCACCACTATACTGTCCATGATTGTTAGAGCCAGAATAGTCATATGCTGTTGTTCCACTCATATTTGCATATGATGGATAGTAATTTAGAACATCTTGATACGTCGGGAAGTTATCAATAATATCTTGATAGTCTGGAATATTTCCAGTTGTTAAATCATCCAATGGGTAATAAGCAATTGGGTAATCTGATAATATTGTTTGTTTATATGACATTATCCACCTACCGCAGACTTAAGATATCTAATAATTACTATACCGCTTCCACCTGCTGCGCCAACAATTTTAGCTCCAGTATCAGCACTAATACCAGCACCTCCACCGCCTCCTCCAGTATTTGTTGATCCAGTAGTTGGAATAGCGTTTAAAGATCCAGCACCACCTCCACCTAATCCTCCCGAACCAGGAGATGCTGCTCCATTAAAATTAGTTCCACCTCCGCCGCCACCTGCAAAATATCCACCTGACCCAGAAGATGTTGCCGTTGCCCATGAAGAATAAGTATTTAATCCGTTTCCACCCTTGCCACCAGTTCCAAGAATTGCCGTGGCTCCAGCCTGACCTGCACCTCCACCGCCTCCTCCAGTAACTGTTGTTGGGTTAGATCCATTATCATAACCAGATCCTCCATTAAAACCCTGACCAGATGTTCCAGTACCACCTACTTGAGAATACGAAAACGTTCCTCCAGAGGTAATCATAACTCCACATCCGCCGCCGCCAGATCCTCCATTTGGACTTCCTCCGCCGCCATTTGATGCTCCACCTCCAATTGCTGATAATGAACCACATTGTGAATTTGTTCCTGGAAAAGGAACTGTTGTTCCGCTAGCTCCACCTCCACCAATCGTAACAGAAGTATCTCCGACTGAAAGTGTTGATGATGAGGTATACAAAAGACCTCCAGCGCCGCCTCCGCCTCCTGCAAACCATGCTCCGCTACTTCCAGTATCTGATGAATATCCTCCGCCTCCTCCAGCAATAGTCAGAATGTCTGCTGATAAAGAAGTGTTTGAAACTGTTAGCGTTCCATTTGCAGTAAACTTTCTATAATAATATGTTGCATCAGAGGACAGTGTTCCGCC